GTGCGTATTCGTACCAAAGGACTCTAGGGGCCCACGGCTGATTACCGCGGAACCTCTTGAACTCCAATTTGTACAGCAAGGTGTGATGAAAGTACTAGTTGATCATCTTGAAAAGAGATCACCAGTACGTGGCCACGTGAACTTCGATGACCAAACGATCAATCAGCATCTTGCCCTTCAAGGATCCATTAGTGGATCTTGGGCGACGCTTGATTTATCGGATGCATCGGATCGCGTGTCGGTTGCGCTTTTCCAATTGCTCTTTCCGGAGACCATCTCAGTGATGGATCCTTCGGGGGACGTATCGGATTATCCGCTTCGAAAGAAGCTTCTTGCGCTCCGATCACACGCCACAATCCTCCCTGATGGGGAGGAGATAGTTCTCAAGAAATTTGCGGCCATGGGGAACGCTTTATGCTTTCCCATTGAGTCGTTAATTTTCTTCGCACTATCATATGGCGCTCTCCGCGCGAGCGGAGTACATCATGATCGCGCACTCAGATCTGTTTATGTGTATGGTGACGATATCATCGTCCCTACCAACGTAGCAGATCTGGTTCATGCAGCACTCGAGAACTTTGGCCTTAAGGTCAACACTTCGAAGTGCTTCATGAGGGCGGGGGGATTCTTCCGTGAGTCGTGTGGAGTCGATGCCTGGAAAGGCAACGACGTCACGCCGCTTAAGATAAAATCCTTACCCCCAGTGTGTGACTCCTTAGAAGGTAGTTCCCTCTCTGCTTGGGCGGACTATGTTTCCTGGGCTTATGCTCAGGACATGCCTGTCTTTGCAGAAGCACTATATAAGGTGATTCTCGATTCTGGCGTTAAGATCCCTCTTACGCCTCAGAAAATGAGTTACCTATCTGTAGTGCACCCGACGTCGGCTACACATCCATTGGATTATAGTCGAACGAGGTGGAACACTGACCTTCAGCGATGGGAGGTAAGGGCTTTGGCTATCAAGCCATATTCCAAACCTGATCCCATTGGTGACTGGTCTCGCCTCAATAAGGGCATATTAATGCCAGGAGAGGTTGAGCCTGATAAGGTCGTGGCGCGCCGCGCCACGCAAATCGTCTGGTCGTGGGAACCTTCTTGGTTCTCATTGTCAGACTGGCTGGCAATCTCCTGAGAGGGAGAGGTGGGGAGTGCGTGAG